TACTTTACGAAATAGTCAGGGAAATGAAACAATGGTCGTTAGACAGAATCAACAATGATATTGGTCATAATAAAAACAATCTTGTTATTTCTTGTTTAGAGTGCAATCTAAAAAGACGACGAACTAACAAAGATGCATTCTTCTTTACCAAGAATCTTAAAATTGTAAAATCGGGACAAATAGTTTAATAATTCATTATTTAAAGTAAAATAAATATATAATGAATTATTGGAAATGGAGTAATGGTGAGACATATTATCAGAGCGCTCGTATAAATAATACAGCATCTAAAAAAATGGATGCAAATAGTAATCAAGTCAAATATGATTCCAATATAAATGCAATTGAGCAATCTTTAGCAGAAGACTTACCCTCTAATTTTGATTCCAACTTTGATTCCAATTTTGAATCTAATTTTGAATCCAAACGTGAATCATTAGATAATAAAATATCTGACCGTGAACTAGTAAGTCAGCGAGGGACTAATCCGTTCTCAATGCAGACTAGCTATGTAAACGATGTTGTTACTCGTGATATGTTTTTGAAACCAATTAATACCACACAGGGGCGAACAAAGAACCAAAATAAAAATGATGAATAATCAAGTTAGTTTACATGGTATTTTTGTTTATTCATCCTCTTTTTTTTAGATTTTTGCCCTCTTTGTTTAGGTTTTCTCCCTTTTTTAGATTTTTTCCCGCCAGCATTTTTTGTAGATCTTCTCAAATATTCGGATGTCGCACTAGGTAAATTAGCATTCGTCAAAAGTTCTTCCTTTACTGAATCATAGTCTGTCGCATCTTTTAACATATCATCGCCAAGCGCATCCAAAATCTCCGCCTTGGTCAAGTTGTATTGATCCGCGGTTTTCGCAATACTATTACATTGTTTAAAATAATCTATCATTTCCTTGTTGTAATTTTTAAATGCCATATCGTTAGCCTCATCCTCCTCTTTTGCCTTAGCAAGAGCAAGATTATATATGGTATTCACATCGTCTTTAGCCCACAGTCTATAATCACCATTATCTATTAGGTTTTTACGCATAATTCGTTCTTTTTGATATATTGGACCGTCGTCTTCTAAAATACGTTTCGTCGTTATGGCGTCTAATCTTTGTAATCTATAATCACCATTTGGTTCTATACTTATTACTTTCCAAGTTGCAGAATTCATATTTATATTGGCTATCCACTCTTGTACGGGTCCGAAATGCCAATTGGGGTATTTTAAATTTGTGATAATATCATCTGGTTTAAACTTATTTTCTTTATTTTTTCTAAATATGGTCTTTTCTGGTCCAGACATACTATATATTATATGATTATTTATAATATATATTTATTATGTATTTTTTTACTATAAAATCGGCGTTTTGCCGAAGGCATTAACGAGTAAATGTAAAAAGTGTAATTAAATACTCCTTGTGCACATAGTATTAAGCAATCTATTTACCAAATAAGCCAAGAAAGAATTGAGCAACAAGAAGAATGTATGTGTAATGAAAGTCATATTAATCTTATTGTAGTGGGTAAACATATAGATTATTACAGAAATAACACTTATAACAAAGGCAATACCAAAGAAAATAGACAAGACATAAAAGTAGGCGCAATATTCTTCGCCCAAAGGACCGAAATAAGTATTCATGAAACTATTCATATTAATATAATAGACCAAGATTATTATATTCTTGCTAAATATTCCAAGAAATATATATATAAATAAATTAAACTACTTAAATATATTTATTGAAACTTTAATTAATGAGTATAAATAGTTCTTACACAACGCAAAACGACTTACTTTTAAAAAATCTATTAATATTTTACAATACTGATGAAAATAATAATCTAGATAATATGCTTAGAATTATAACTGGCGAGTCTAAAATTTCATTACGAATTGTTGACTGGTTTGCAACAAATTATGCCAAGAAATTCTATACATTATACACAATAGACCAAACCATTGACAATGTTGCAAGACGCTTCAAAGTTTATGACGATTATAAGCTAAAACTTAAAGCATACAGTAAGCGCCGATTTGACCCATTTTGCAGATGGGATCGTATTAGCATACCATATAAAAAGGGTACATCTATTGAGACCACAATTGGTCAGCTGAATTTTTTTAAATGGGCTCTTGAAAACCAAGTGGTTGATTATATTGATGAAAATTATGAAACAATAGAAAAAGATATGAATAGTCGCAATAGCACGTCTAAGCGTAAAGAAATTGTAGTAGATAATTCAAAGACTAGAAAAAAGCGTGAGGAATTATCTATTTCGGCGACAAAAAGCATTAAGAAGGAGAAAGTAGAGATTGTTGTGCAATTTAATTAAATCCACCTTTAATAACTTTGTGAAAAAGCGTTCAGCGTAGCAAAGAGTCTGACATTTTTATTATATAATATTTTATTTAAGTTTAATTCTTAGAAAAACATGGAATAAAAAGGTTTAAAAATAAGCATTTATACATTAGTAGACTTATAAATGGGAAATACTCAATCTATGAGGAAAATTAATTTTGAAGATATGCAGACAGTTACAAAAAACCCTGAAGTATATTTACTTATCAATACGCTACCAATTGGCGACCAACAATGTTTAATACGCAGTACTGTTAGTTCTGAACAAGAAGAGTCTGTTATAAATAAATATATTAAAGAAAACAAAGGTATAAGAATTATTTTGTATGGTAAGAATTGTAATGATGAATCAGTACAGAAAAAATATCAACAATTATTATCTATAGGATTTTATAATGTATATGTATATATGGGTGGTATGTTTGAATGGCTAATGCTACAGGACATCTATGGGTCAGATGCATTTCCAACTAACAAAAAACAATCAGATATATTAAAATTTAAACCAACACCCATACTAAATATATCTCTTTTAGAGAACTAGATTGCAGGAAATATTGTTTGATATTGTGTAACAGGTTTAACCTTTTTATTAAGTTTTACTTTTTCATTCTCATTCACATGCAAACTTGTTTTTTCTTTTTGTAAAGACGGCAGAATCAATCCAGTGTTGTCATTATCCACATTAATATCCAGTACATTTAGTGCCATATTTGATAATGCATCTGCACGTTTATTAAATTCCCGGTAAACATGAGTAAATTCAATGTATTCAAATTGTGTTTTTAAAGTTTGAACTTCTTGATATAATTCTTGTAATAAATTATTTTTTACTTTATACACATTAGTTATTTGATTGATTACTAATTGACTATCACCGAAAACATGTAGATGTTTTATATTACGTGATAATGCTTCCTTTAGTCCTAATATTAATGCACTATATTCTGACTGATTATTTGTTCTAGTTCCAATATATTGACATGATGCCCATATTTCTTGTCCATTATGATAAATTACTGCTCCTATTCCAGATGGACCCGGATTGCCTTTACTACATCCATCAAAATTCATTGAATATTCATATTGAGGAAAAATCTTTATCTTATTTATAGGACTCGTAATATCACTTATATATTTCAGCGATACTGGTATAACAATACTGATATTTGGTTTATTAGTTTGAGACATTTTATATTTATATTTATATTTGTATTTTATAAAAAATAGTTAAACATAATTCAATTTTATTATATAATTAAATTATAATTATATAATAAAATGACTCCTACAAGTTTACTAGCATTCATTTTTACATTTTTTACTTTATTTACTCCCTTCAACCAATTTGTTAGCGCCGATACTGAGTGTCCTATTGTAAGCAGTTTTGGAGACCGCAGACAGAATCAAAATTCATTACGTCTCGTCCAATATAATGTTGAATGGCTCTTTATTGATTATAACAGCAACTCAAAATGTCCTGGAACTGGCTGTCCTTGGACCACGGTTGATGATGCTAAAATCCACTTATCTTATGTTGCCGATGCAATTAAAAGTTTAAATCCTGATATTATCAATTTCTGTGAAATTGAGGGTTGTGATGAGTTAAATATGCTTATAACTGAACTGCAAGATACTACATATAAACCATATTTAAAACAAGGCACTGATACAAGCACGGGACAAAATGTCGGTATGTTAACTCGCATAGACCCTCTTACAAGCTTATATAGAAGCGAAGAACGTGTATCATATCCAGTGCCTGGGTCCAAATGCGGTTACACAGGAACATCAGGAACATCTGGAGTTAGTAAGCATTATATTACCGAGTTTAATTTAGGAGGACTAAAAACTGCATTTATTGGCGCCCATTTGTTAGCATATCCAACGGATACATCACGATGTGCTCAAAGAGAAGCTCAGGCGCAAGTGCTGCAAAATGTGATATATAGTTACGTTGCAAAAGGCTACGAAATAATTTTTCTAGGTGATTTGAATGATTTTGACGCGGAAGTACCAGACATAAATTCGGATAAACCAATCTCATATGTTCTTGATATTTTGAAGGGGCTTTTCGGACAACAAAAGGGACTGTATACATTAACAAATGCGGCAGCAAAAATGGCGCAATCTGAGCGCTATAGTGACTGGTGGGATTCAGATTCCAATTGTGCGACTACCTCTTCAAAAGATTATTCTATGATAGACCATGTACTAATGACTTCAAAAATATATAATAAGATTTCCAAGGCTTCTATTTATCACGGTTACAAGGAATATTGCGACAAAATTAATTCAGACCATTATCCGGTAGTAATTGATTTGACATTCTAGTAAAAAAGTTAGGTTATATGTAGTCACAAATTATTGCAACAAGTTCGTTATTTGTATTTTTTATAATCTGAAACGGTTTACTGCAGCCAAATATTTTATTGTTTGTAACATAAAAATCACATAATTCCTTTGGTGAATGAGGGTCTATTTGTCTACCAGATGCAATTAAAATACCGTGGCGAAATATACAGCAATTTAGCTTCTCAATTAAAACTGGTTCTGAACAATGCGGACAACAAACAATTAAATCTTTTATTACATCTTTCATTAAAACTTGCTCCATTATAAATATATTCATTTGGTAAATATATTTATATCATTGTTTTACAATATTTTACAATATTTTTTATAATATTTATACATTATATAAATGTACAAAGAATTTTGGCAAGTGATGTTTTTTTACGCAATATTATCTTGCTTTATAATGCCATTTTTGGGATATTATATTAAAGGAGTTGAAGGTCTAGGTCAAGGATATCTTGCTGGAACAGTTGTATCTGTAATACTATGGTTTGTTGTTGGAAAAAAAATATCCAAAGTTTAAATATTCAATGCGTATAAATTTTAACTTATAAACTTAAAAAGACTTTGATTAAATTTATCCATTCGTCAATTATTCCAGAATCGGCAAATATATCCTTGTTTCCATTTAAAACCAATTTATTTGTTTTTATCCCTGTTGTCTCGTCTAAAAAGTTGTTGTGATAATTATGACACGATTCCAAATAAGCCAATGGAATGACTTCTTCACCAATCCGTGCCCTCTTATGAATACGTTCGTAACATTTTACTGGGTCTGTATTCACATAAATTACATCATTAACAGGAAAATCCTTTGCAAACTCGTCAAACCAATTCAAATAAATCTGATATTTGACATCTTCTATTTTGCCCTGGTCGAATAACATTTTGGCAAATACATATTTATCCGTATATAAACTGCGCTCGGTGATAATTATGTATTTATCATTGTCATTTTTAGTCGCTCTTTTCATAATGTCTCTAACTGTCTCTCTTAAAATAGTAAGTCTTGAAATATATGCCATCATTTGAAATGCAAACGAATACTCTTGTTGGTTTGCATAGAACTTCTGCAACATGGTGTTACCATCTTTGTCTTTAATTTTCTCCCATTCGTCAACTGGCTCCCTTAAAAAGACTACATTAGAATTAGTCTCAAATATTGTCTTCAGGTTTTCTAATAATGTAGATTTACCAGACCCAATATTCCCCTCAATGGAAACAATTGTAATATATTCGTTAAAAGATAGTTGAGCCATTGTATTATATTATTTATACAGTTATTTTTATTTGACTTTTTAAATTCAATTTTTATTCTACATAAAAAAATTGATTTATAAAATGTATTTAAAGAGAAAAGTATAATAATAATATATCTTACAACATTAAAATGGATCTTAAACAAATTAAATTGTCTAAATCAGAATGGGATTCTATTGAAATTCCTGTTTCTGGTCAAGAAATAGAAGTGCTGAATTTAATAACCAAAGGATATTCAGACGTGAATGTTAAAATTAATAAGACTGATTCTCTCTTTACGTTTCTAAAGATAGAATTTAATAATGAAATAGAAGAATTTCTATATAATAAATATTTTGCAGAAAAGGTGAAGGCTATTGTCAAGAAATATGGTTTCTCATTTATAAAGTTTCAAAAGCCAAGAGTTGAAAAAACAACAAAAAAAATATTATCAGTATTTAAAGAATCAGAACTAGTAGAATCAGAACTAGTAGAATCAGAAGTAGTAGAATCAGAAGTAGTAGCTAGCTTAGACAAAATATGCTATATTGATATAGTAACAAATGTAAAACTAAAAACAAAAGACCAAATTCGTTTATCACGTACCGAGCATATTGATGAAAGTAGTGTAAATATTTATGAATTTGTATTATTCCGTCATTTTGACCAAATGATTATAGAAAAATCCCGAAATAACAAACACTGGTTGTTTCATTATTATACGCTCAGTAATTTAATTAATAATAACGTAGAAAAGGTAAATATATATTTAAAAAGCGTAATAGTAGCTGTTTTAGAGCATTATGAAAATGGTAACGAAATAGACTTGGGATACATTATAGAAAACTCATATGAATTTATTGAAAGGAATGCCAATTTGTTAAAATACAGCGATTTGACTTTATATGACCATCAAAAAGAAATATTCAATGCTGTAAGGGCTAGAAATCCTAAACTAATATTATATATTGCTCCTACTGGAACGGGTAAAACTTTAACTCCTCTTGGTCTATCAGAAGGTCATCGCGTCATATTTGTTTGCGCTGCAAGACACGTTGGATTGGCACTAGCTAGAAGTGCAATTTCGGCTAATAAGAAAATAGCATTTGCATTCGGTTGCTCTAGTGCTGATGATATTCGTTTACATTATTTTGCAGCAAAGGAATATACTGTTAATAAACGCACTGGAGCTATTAGAAAAGTAGACAACTCGGTTGGAGATAAGGTTGAAATAATGATTTGTGATATTAGGTCTTATTTGCCTGCTATGTATTATATGCTGTCATTCAATAAAGCAGAACGTATTGTAGTTCAATGGGATGAGCCAACTATTACAATGGATTATACAAATCATCCTCTTCATACTATTATAAAAAAGAATTGGACTGACAATCTCATACCAAATATGGTTTTATCATCAGCCACATTGCCTAAGGAATACGAATTGGTACAAACTATTTCGGACTTTAAGTCGCGATTCAATAATTCAAGAATTGTTAATATTGTTAGTCACGACTGTAAGAAAACTATTCCTCTTATTGATAATAATGGATATGTTATTATGCCCCACTATATTAGTGAAAAATATGAAGATGTATTGAAAATAGTTGAACACTGTGAAGATAATATGACTCTTTTAAGATATTTTGATTTGAAAGATACTTCTGAATTTGCAATGTATGTTGAGAAAAATAATTATGTGAAGACTCCTGCTAAGTTTTCCAGAAATTTTGCAAATGTAGGCGATGTTAATATGAAAAGTATTAAAATATACTACTTAAAGGCTCTTAAAAATATTATTCCTGAATCATGGAACGCTGTTTACACATCATTCAAACTTGGTAGAAAAAGACGCATCAATTCTAATACAACAATTGACCCAAGTGGCGTAAAGATTAGAACAAATACAAATACAGTAGAAGCCAAAGGCAGTTGCGCTATTTATGTTACTACAAAGGACTCATATACTTTAACAGATGGACCTACTATATTCTTAGCAAATGATGTTCAAAAAGTAGCAAAATTCTGTATACAACAGGCAAATATTCCTGCAACTATTATGAAAGATATTACATCAAAAATAGAATTTAATAATACATTAAATGATAAAATTTTGACTATTGAAAATGAATTATTATACGAAGAAGAAAAAATATCAAATAAACTGTGTGGATCATCCAGTGGTACATCTAAGTCAAAAGAAAAGAAAAACAAGAGTAAAATTGCAGCTGAGATGGTTGATAAAACGGATAATGCTAAGATTGCTAAGATGCGTGATACTCTAGCCGATTTAAAGAATATGGTGAAAAGTGCTACATTAAATGACTTATTTATTCCGAATAAGTTAGCACATTCAGCTAAATGGGCCGAAAATATAGACGCAAAATCCGCATTTACTAGTAATATTGATGAGACCACAATTACATCTATTATGTTATTAAAAGATGTTGAGGATAGTTGGAAGGTGCTCTTATTGCTTGGGATTGGTGTGTTTACAGAGCATAAAAGTATTGCTTATACGGAGATTATGAAAAAGCTGGCTGATAAACAATTGCTATATTTGATTATTGCTGATAGTGATTATATTTATGGCACGAATTATCAGTTTTGTCATGGCTACTTGAGCAAAGATTTGCATATGACTCAAGAAAAGATTATTCAAGCGTTGGGTAGAATTGGTCGTAATAATATTCAACAGGAATATAGTGCTAGGTTTAGAGATGATGAACAAATTAAAACATTATTTACTAAGTTTAGATCGGAAGATAAACCAGAGGTGTTAAATATGAATATATTATTCAATTCTGCGAATGTAACATGGAATGGATCTAGTTATGAGGAAGAAGAAGAATTAGAAGAAGAATTAGAAGAAGACTCGGAATCAGAATCAGATGACGAATAAAGTATATGTAAAAAATTGAAAAGAATAAACAGGAATAAAAAGAAAGTAAAAGTAAAAAAAAAGAAATGATGTATATGTTTGTATTTTGCTTGCTATTTGTTACTTCATATGCATCTCAAATTATAAATTTTAGGAAGCCACACTGTAATCTATATTATATTGGCACTATTCACAAGCATATGTTACGGAATCAAAAATCTAGCAATTCTATTGCAATCCAGAATTTATTGTCCCGATATTCAAGACATTCTGGACAATCTGTGGGAAAAATAAAGGCATGTATACAGCCTAATAAATAATAATAAATAATAATAAATAAAAATAAATAATAATAAATTGTAATTATTTTTTATTATTATTTATTTTTATTTTATAAAGTAGTTTTTTACTAGTTTATAAAACAAGATGAATATATTTTTCTAATAAAATTCAAATATTATAATATTTATATAATTTAAAGAAAATGTCTGAAAAAAATACAATTGCACAATCGGGAAAAGATGCAGCACAAAATATAACAAAAGGTGCGTTAAATGTAGTAAGTGCAACTGGCAACATAGCATCATCAGTTGCTGATACATCTTCAAAATTAGTTGATACCACTGGAAAAACATTAGTTAATGTTTCTAGTAACTTAGGAAATGTAGCTAGTTCTGGTACACAAATTTTGTCAACTACAATAGGTGCTATTGCGACAACAACTGAACGAATTGAGAATAGTACAAAGGCAATGGCAGCAAGAAGAGCAGAAATAGAAAAGTCAAAAACTGCCGCTCAACAAGGGAAAACTGCAGCCGAAATTGCGCAAATTGAAGCAGATACGAAGCTTAAATTACAACAAATTGACAATGAATATCAAATAAGTCAAAAAAAGAAAGAAGACAAATTAGCAAACGAATTAGAGACTCTAAATACATCACAAACACAACAATTATTAAAACAGCAAGATAATGCTGATAAAAAAAGTAAAAGTTATTATTATGGTTTTACAAATAATAACCCAAAACCAACAGATACAGGCTCAGTAAAAGCTCGTTTATATTCAAAATGGTGTTATTCTTATATTCCAGAATATTTTGTAACAGAAACAGGAAATATTATTGAAATTGTATTCCCTGAAAAACAATGGACATATAATAGTAAACGTGATGGCATTATAAATGCTAAAGACAAATCAAATCGTGATATATTGATTGATTTTAAAACACAAAAAAATACTAATTTTTATGGCACAACATTTTTAACAGTACCGGTAATACAATATAGCGATGATAATAGTGTTAACAATGGGAAAATGTATTACAACAAAATATGGTTTGTATGTGATACATATGGCGGTAAAAAACGTTTGACAAAACGTCGTATTAATAAAAGACGTAGTAATAAAAAACGTTCTTATAAAAAGATCAATAAAAAACGTTCTTATAAAACATAAAATATAAATATAACTAACAAATATTATTATTCATTTGTTGTAATTTATATAGATGAACCCATTTTTACAATAAGTTCATCTATTCCCTTATTAAACTCTGTGTCAATAGTCCATCCCAATTGCTTCACTTTCTCATTACTAATATAATACCGTTTGTCATTAAATGGTCTATCCTCAATATATGTTACCCATTCATCATAATCCATCACATTTTTTATCTTTTCTATTAGTATTTGAGCTATATGTAATACAGTATATTCATGATTATCATCACTTCCAACATTATATATTTCACCAATTTGCCCCTTTTCCAGAACCAATTTTAACGCTGAACATACATCATTTACATGCAAAAATGCTCTAACATTTGATCCATCGCCCTGAATCGTCACTTTTTCACCCTGTTGTAGTTGTTGAATAAAACGAGGTATCAATTTCTCTGGATACTGATTTGGTCCGTAAACATTGTTACCGCGTGTAATTATAATTGGCATTTTGAATGAATGGTAATATGATTTGGCTATTAGTTCCGCCGCCGCTTTTGTCGCAGCATAGGGATTTGTCGGACACAATATAGAATTCTCGTTTTTCTTTTCCTCATTTTCATTGAGCATTGATTCACCATATACTTCATCAGTTGATATATGAATAAAACGAGTAATTTTACCGTGTTTTCTACAAGCTTCTAACAAAGTATGTGTACCTTGGACATTATCGTGTGTATATTGTAGCGCATCTTCAAACGAATTTTGGACGTGAGATTGTGCTGCAAAATGGATTACAGTATCTATTTGATAAATATTTAAAATATTAGAAATTAAATCATAAGAACATAAATTGCCTTTTACTAAATGATAACGAGATGAATTACGAATAGATTCTAACACATTTGTTTCAGAAGCACAATAATACATTGCATCTAAATTAACTATTGTAGAATCATGATTTTGATTAAAATAATAGTTTATAAAATTGGAACCAATAAACCCACAACCACCAGTGACTAGTAATTTCATATTTATAATATATAGGTTGTAATTTATTTATGTCTTTATAACTTATTTATCTTAATCTTTGTTTTTAATATTTGTCTTTGGATTCTTTCATTCTTAATAATACATTTCTAACAGCTTCCTTAATTGGCAAAATTTGATTTGTTAAACATGATGCAGTATTTGATAGTTTGTTAGTATCTAAGCAATTATTAGACCTTTTTGATGCCAAAATTAGATTCTGTTCATCAATTGTAAAGTTCTCCCAAGTAAATTCAGGGTCAACTATTTCCTTGTACATACTCAATATTTCATTATGTGAAATTACTCCAGGGTTTGTTAAATTTATTGTTCCCACCTTTCCTTGTAGAGCCATTTCAATTAATACCGGTAACAATTCGTCTAAAACTGACATTGAATTTGATAAAGAACATACCTTTTTATAACTAGTAATCTTTGTAATGAAATTTCTTGAGCTGTCCAATTCATCCGTAATAGGCATACGGATTCTAGCATTTAAAACACTATCATTGTATAACAATTGCATAATTCGGTCTGTATATCCTTTTACGATTGAATAAGATGAGCCAAAAAAATTGGGCAAATCTGACTCTAAAAATCCTGAGTCAATATCTCCTAGTAAATGTTGCTCATCATAATCAAAAATACATCCGGTGCCTAAGTATGTAAAATGTATTCCATTCTTTTTACTCAATTCTGCCAAACTTAATGGACTAAATAGATTGTCTTTTATATTTTCAACTAGTTTTCCCGGTTTTTCTAGATAGTCAATTGTACCAATTACTTCATTATTAAATGTGCCATGGGTTCTACCAATAAAACTCATAATATGTGTTACATTTCCGATAGTTTCTATTTCTTTTTGGACACCATTTATATCATCTGCACGACATAATGATTTAATTACCTTTGCATTTGTGTTTATTAACAAATTTATAACTTTGGAACCAATCCAACCATTTCCTCCAAAAATTAATATGACCGGATTATTTGACATTATTTATAATTGTATTTGACAATTTATATTTATATTTATATTTAAATAAATATAAATATTATTATTTTTATTATTTTATTACTAAAGAGTTTTCAGTTTACTTCCCAAATCCTTAAAATAATACCCATTATATTGGAATTGTTTATTTAACGCTCTTGTCAATGTTTTATCGCTCATTTGCATTTGTTTGATACAATCATATTTACAGATAAATTGTTTTATTACTTCACATACCCAATTTTGAAATTTCTCCGCAATTGGGTTTCTTGATTTAAATAATACCTTCCTTATATAGGTGTTTTTCGGTAAGAAATGTTACTTGTTTTGGTCCAGTAGACGTGTCCATAGTATGGACATGTCTTTCAGTTTCATCAAAATGCAATGTGCTAGCTTTTAATATTGTTATGTAATTCATAGATTTTTGTTCTTAACTCTAAATAGTATTTATATTTTTCAGCCGATAATTCATTTTCATATACTTTACAATTTCCAGACACAATAGTTTCCACTTTTTTCTTATCTACAGCTGAATTTTGATCATTTTGAATAATTGTGTTGTATATTCTAATTGTAGACCAACCTTCAATAAATTTTTCAAATATAAAAATAACTTCTTCACCAGTAATGGACCGTTTTTCACAACGTTTTCTCTCTCGTCTATCCTTTTTCATTTGAATAAATTGATTTCTATATTTGTTATCCATTTTATACATAACAAATATATTTTTATACTTATTTTTTTGCAAAGATGTTTATAAGTTATATATTATTTTGAGGAGAT